CCAAAAGGAGCTTCGCTCGACCTGGGTTCGCCGAACAGCGTCCAATGCTCGTGGCAACAGCTTCGGGTTTGCGGAAACATTCCGCAAGGCCCTGGCAGTTGGCACACGTAGCATTTTGGACAGGTTTCCTCGATTGCCAATTTTGCCAATCGAAGCGGAGGAAAGGGGTCTCAAGACCCGCTATCCTACGTGCAGCTTGACGGCTGCAAACCTGGTCCAGCAGCTACTCAGGAGAGGGGCCGACCACATTCTGTGGCAGGACCCGCGGTGTTCTGACCTCATTGGAGGAAAGAAGTCACTCTCCTTGGCTGGTTGCCCGGGGGATTGGTATAGTGTTGACGCTTCTGCGGCAACAGATTTCCATCCCCAGTGGTTGACCCAAGTGTTCTATGAAGAGCTACTTAGGGTCTATCCACAGTTGTCTGAATGGGAACATTACTTCCCGCAACTGTTCGGACAGAAGGATATACTCCTAGTGAACGGTAAGGACGTTCCCCTCGGCCCATTGGCCGGTGGTGATGACCTTCCCACACTGGAGAAAATCGGTGAGTCTTTGTTCAATGGAACAGAGCTTTCCGAATATCCGGGCTGGCCAGTGCTCGTCCAAAGATCATTTGATCTTTGGAAGCAAGCACTGGACCAACTACCGCGGCAGGTGTCTACCACGGGACAGATGATGGGCGATCCCACCTCTTTTCCCGTGATGATGCCTCTCTCCTTTTTCTGCTATGCCGAAGCAGAGAAGGAGTGCGGACACAACAGGCCCAGTGCTGGGTTGAGGGGGCTTTTTCCCCCACACGATCAGCCCGGGAAGGCCTGCGGTGATGACTTCTTGGGGGCGTGTTTCACACGCCCTATGAAGGAAGCTTTTGACCGGGTTTTCGTCTCCTGTGGAGGGAGACTAAACCAGTCAAAGTCCTTCTACCATCCTACGAGGGGTATCCTGTGCGAAATCCCATACGTAGTTGGCTGTCCCCGGCCCATCGAGTCACTGTCCATTTGGACAGCGCCACCCGGTGGTAGCAAGGGAGAAGTCTCGTGGTGGAACCAACTCCAATCCGCTAAGGACCATAGGGTCTCTTACGGGTCGGACTGGGGCCACCGCTTCTTGAGCCGGAAGAGTCCATTTTGGTACTCTTGGCAGCTCTTATTCGAATGGGGATACCCCGTTGGGGCTCCATACGAATACGGTGGGTTGGGATCACCACATTCCATTTGTCATACGGCTATGACAAAGAGGTGGTTATCCTACCTTTCTTCACTCCGAGTGTCGGATTTGTTGAAAGGTACCCATCTTGCTGTGGACAGAGGTCCACCCATATCAGGCCTTTATTCTCTACGATTAGAGAAGTTTTGGTCGTGGGTGGACATGACTGTCTCCCGTGGTGCGTCGCTGAGGATGGTGCTTTTGCGCCATCCCCCCGTGGGGCCTGTGACCATGAGGGTCTCAGGCCGCCAGACCGAAGTGAAGTTCGAACCCATGTGGGCAAGGGGCTTCACTCCGTTCGGGGCGATGCGTGGAATCCAGAGCGATTTCTGGTTCCGCCACGGTTCTTCGAAGGAAAGGGTTCCTTCTCTCAGGCAGGCTTTTGCCCGCTTTGAGAGAAAGGTCGCCAAAGAGCCGATGAAGGAAGGCCGGTTGGCCGGCCTCCTCCCGGATCTCCTTCTGAAGAAATTCTGGTCCGTAGCAGACCTGACCCCCTATGGGACAGGTGCTGTCTACGGTTTAGGCACATACAAGGGGTCCCATTTGGGCCTCTCTGTCTGGACCTCCAGAGCCTAG